CAATAAGCGCAGATAGCTTATCGTTGACTGGTTCTCCGTTGCCAGCTACTAGCGGCGGCACGGGTCAATCATCTTACGTTGTCGGTGATTTGCTGTATGCCAGCACCACTACGGCATTGTCTAAATTGGCTGATGTGGCAACCGGCAACGCGCTGATTTCGGGTGGTGTTGGTGTTGCGCCGTCGTGGGGCAAAATTGGCCTCACAACGCACGTTAGCGGTACTCTTGGCACTGCCAATGGTGGCACCGGGTTGTCATCATTTACAGCCAATCGCGTTTTGTACACATCTAGCACCAGCGCAATTGGTCAATCTGGCAATTTAACTTTTGATGGCACAACATTAAATGTAATTGGTGGCGGTTCTGGTAATAATCCAATGACCGTAACCAGAAACTCTGACCCCACTGGAAATGGTTTGGTTGTTGCCAACGCTTCAACTGATTTTTCTAGTAATTTGCTTTATGTTTACGGCAGCGGTGGAACTGTTAACCAAATCAATGGAAGTTATTTAAGGATTGCTGATGTAAGTGGAAACACTTTGTTGCGTTCTTATTATGCCGGTTTGACTGTTGCGGGCGGTGGAACATCCGTCACCTCGGTTCGTAGTGGTGATGCCATGTTGGTTGGCGGCGGTCGCGTTGCTCACAACTCAAACGCGTATTCGTTCAATGGTCCTTACACGGTAGCAACAATTTCAAGCGGTTCAAACGGAACAATTTCAACAGTTGGTGGTGGTGTCACAATCGTGACCGGCGGCATCGCGTTCAATAATTTTTGGGATGTTGTCGTTTGGCAATATGCCGGAACGACCGCTGTCTTGGGTTCCGCAACTTATGGTAGCCCATCATCCAGAACTTATTCCGTAAGCAGTGGAAATTTGGTATTGGCAATGTCAAACAACAACAACACCGGCAGTTACGGAATTTCAATCACAAACCTCGGGGGTTAAGCAAATGAACACTTACACATGGGAAATCAGCGGTGTGCAATGCAAGCCGCAAGCATTCAACAAAAACGATGTTGTTAGCAATGTTATTTTTCGCGTTGCTGGAACGGATGGAACGCATTATGTGACCCAAATGGGTTCCGTTGACATTCCCTACGATGCAAACACAACTTTCAAAAATTTTTCAGATTTAAGCGAAACTGAAATTGTGGAATGGGTAAAAGCCGCTTTGGGCAAAGACGGTGTTAAAAATTTCACCAATGAATTGGACGAACGTATTTCCCGAGCAGCCATTCCTCAAATTGTTGCAATGCCTTTGCCTTGGACGAAAGGATAAATCATGTCCTTAACCAAAGTTTCTTATTCGATGATTACGGGTGCGCCTGTCAATGTGCTTGACTATGGCGCAGACCCGACTGGCGCAACTGATTCAACCGTTGCAATTCAAGCCGCTTTGGATAGCGGTGGCGCAGTTATATTTTTTCCTTATGGAACGTACAAAATTGCTGGTGGTGCAAGTCCTTCAGCAACTACATTGATTGTTCCATCAACAGTTTACGAATTGCGCGGTGAAGGCGGTTTCCGCACTCCAACGCAATTAAATTTTACTGGCACAAATTACGCTGGAACAGCATTCGACATTCAATCGACAAACATTCGTTCCGTGTCAAATTTGTATTTGAACACCGGTACAGGAAACGGCAATTTCACAAACATCATCAAAGTCGCTGACAACACCCATTTTGCGAAATGGGAAAATGTTTCAACAAATGGTGGGGCAACAACGCATTGGGTTTTTGGTAACAATACTTGGTGTCAATGTCTTATCAATTGCGGCGCATGGGGAACTGATTGGACAATGCAAGCCGGTATCAAAATCGGAAACAATGGAAATGCGTTTGATTTTTATTCATGCCATTTCAACCATTGTGGGATTGGCGTTTGGTTAATTGATTATCTTGAAAGTTTTAATTATTTTGGCGGTGAAATTGCCAGCAATGTGCGATATGGTGCATTCATTGGCAGCGATTCGGGATTGACCGGCGGATTAGAAAATGTGAATTTTTATGGCGTTTATTTTGAAGATCAACCAACGCACATCATTCAAAATTCAATCACCATGAAAGGTTTATATGTTACGAATTGCCGTACATCTGAAACATCATGGACAAACTTCATTTTGTTGAATAACACTACCTATTCGGTACAAGTCAATGGTGGAACATTCCTTCGCTATAACGACGGAAACAGCGGCACATTGGTCAATGTAAACAATCAAACTGTTGTTGATTGTTTTGTTGAAGCGCCATTTCAATACAACGTTGCAACGTACAAAAATCAAGGCAATCAACAAGTTTGGTATAGAACAAATCGCATTGGTGGTTCTCCTGGTCAAATCAGTTACGAAACCAAAGGCATTCAAGCCCAGGAAGACTATTACACCCCAGGTTCATACGCTGGAAAAATACTGAAACAGTATTTGGCCAATGGAACATCTAGGGCTTACCAGGAAAAAGGTTTCAGCGTTGTTTGGGACGCAACTTATCCTGGCGGTGGTGGTTCGTTGTATTCGGGATTTGTTTTTCAACGTGGCGATGTTTGCTGGAATACATCGGCGGCATCCGGTGGCGCACCTGGTTGGGTGTGCGTCAGTGCTGGAACCCCTGGCACCTGGAAAGCAATGGCGAATCTTGCATAATCTTGACACCCAGCCCGCTGGGTGTAAGATAAAACCTGTACTGGCCCAGTTGACCAGGGATTCTAAAGAATCGACAAAATGACTGAAGAAGTCCAACAAGCCTTAGCGGAAGTAGACTCCGCGCCAGCAACCGAGGTGACGGCCACCACGGATATTGCACAAAATGCGCCGGAAGTAGCTGAGAATCAGCCCGAGCAACAACCTGCGACGAAGACATTCACTCAGGAAGAACTCGATGCTGCCATCGGCAAGCGCCTCGCAAGAGAACAGCGCAAATGGGAACGGGAGCAGCAAGCACGGTTGGCAGAAGTGCAAACCGCGCAGTCGATGCCCAAAGGCGATCTGGATCGCAGTGCTTTTGAGTCTGACGAAGCCTATGCTGACGCATTGGCCGAGCGCAAGGCCCATCAGCTTCTCGAGATTCGTGAACGCCAGAAGCAACAGGCTGCGACGCAAGCCGCGTATCAAGAACGTGAAGAAGCCGCACGGGACAAGTACGATGATTTTGAACAAGTCGCCTACAACCCCAGCGTCAGAATCACCGACTCGATGGCCGAAGCGATTCAGGCTTCTGAAATTGGACCCGATCTGGCCTACTGGTTTGGATCGAATCCGAAGGAAGCAGACCGCATTTCTCGTTTGTCCCCTATTTTGCAGGCAAGAGAGATCGGGAAAATTGAGGCCAAACTTGGCAGCAACCCCGTTGTCAAACCCACAACGTCTGCGCCAGCACCTATCACACCTGTAACAGCACGAACCAGCGGTAACCCGTCCTACGACACAACTGACCCTCGCTCTGTGAAGGCCATGAGTACGTCGGAATGGATTGAAGCTGAACGCGCCCGCCAGTTGCGAAAGATGCAAGCACAGATGAACCGCTAAAACTTTGAAAGGACTCGCATCATGGCGAATAGTATTCTTACCATTGACATGATCACCCGAAAGGCTCTCGAAATCCTCGAGAACAATCTGGTGCTCACCCGCAACGTGAACCGTCAGTACGACGACAGCTTCGCTGTCGAAGGTGCCAAGATTGGTTCAACCCTCCGTATCCGTTTGCCCGACCGCGCTCTGGTGACTGACGGTGCCGCTCTGCAAGTTCAGGACGACAACGAACAGTACACCACTCTGACTGTTTCCAGCCAGAAGCACATCGGCGTGAACTTCACCTCTGCTGAATTGACCATGCAATTGGACGACTTCGCAGAGCGTGTGTTGAAGCCTCGTATCAGCCAGTTGGCATCGTCTATTGACGCTGATGTGGCAAACAGCTTCAAGAGCATCTATCAGTCCGTGGGCACCCCCGGCACGACTCCCGCTACTTCTTTGGTTCTGTTGCAAGCGCAGCAGAAGCTGAACGAAGCCGCTGCTGTCATGTCGCCCCGTTATGCCACTGTCAACCCCGCTGCTAACGCTGGTTTGGTCGAAGGCATGAAAGGTCTGTTCAACCCCACCGACACCATCAGCCGCCAGTTCAAGAACGGCATGATGGGCATGGGCGTGTTGGGCTTCGACGAGATCAATATGTCTCAGTCGATCAAGCAGCACACCACTGGCTCGTGGGGCACTGGCATCACCGTGACCAGCACCGTGACCACTCAAGGTTCTACCACCCTGGGCATCAGCTTCACCGGCTCCAGCAAAACCTGGAACGTGGGCGATGTGTTCACCGTGGCCGGTGTGTACGCAGTGAACCCGCAGACCCGCGAGTCCACTGGTTCGCTCCAGCAGTTCGTGGTGACCGCTGCCGCTTCTGGCTCGTCCACCGCTACGCTG